TAAAAATAACTTAAAATATTTAATTAAAGGTATACTTAATGTTGATGAATTATTTTTTACAAAATATGAATCTAGAAAAGGAACAAGTTATGAAGTAATAAAAGGTATTGCATCTGAATTAAATCTTGGATTCGCGTCAAATGTACAATCAAGTGAAGATAGTATGACATGGATAAATTGTAGTGATACATACCCTGAATTCATTAAAGACGTAACTAAATATTCTTTTATTTCAAAAGATGCTTTTGTATGGACATTTATTGATTTTCAATATAATATAAACTATGTAAATATTCAATTAGAAATGAATGATTTTATTAAAAATGAAAAAGGAACAGCAACAAATTCACAAATAATTAAAAACGACGAAGAAAAAATTATAAATTTATATTTAACTAATAATTCAGCATTTAATATGACAAATAGTTATATAAGTAAATTCAATATTGTAAATCAATCATTAAAAGTAAATTTAGAAAGATTTTATCAAGTTTCATCCACATGGTATAATAAAGGAAATAATACAGTATATAAGGAATATATAAAAGAGCTTGGAACTGAACATGATGAATTAAGAGATTTAACTGATAGAACATCAGAATTATATCAAGAAAATGTTAATGATGAATATTTTACAGGTAAAATTGACACAGATAAAAATGTACATGAATTTTATTCTTTAGCAAAAGTAGCTAATAAATTTCACTTAGATGGTATGGAAAAAATGAAAATGATTGTAATATTAAATCAAGTAAATTTTTCTGTCAAAAGGTTTCAAAATATTAAAGTTGAAATATACAACCCAGACGATTTATTTTCTAGTGCATCAAACACTAAATCATCAATAGATAACATAAACACTAGATTATCTGGATATTGGTTTGTTACTGGAATAAATTATTTATATAAAAGAAGTGGCGGTGTTGAGCAAGAAATTACTCTCCAGAGAAGAGAATTAAGTATAAATTATGGTATCGGAAATGATGAAAAAAATGGATTTAGAACATTAATAAAATAATATTAAAAATATGGCATTAAGTTATAGGAATATATTAAATGGTGAACAATTATCTAGTTCAATAGGGGCGGGGGATTTTTCATTGACAGATTCTTTTAAAAAGAAAGCTACGAATTCTGTGAGATATATTAAAGGATATGCACAAGATAGCGCAATTGAAGCGTTAGCAAATTCTTTAAATATAAATAAAGGATTATTTAAACAAACATTTGGTATAGAAGAAAAAAGATTAGATGATTATGATCCATATCATACATCAGATTCTAAAACTGAAACAGGATGGTATAATACTAATGGTGATCAAATAGATGGTAAATATGTTCAATCAGAATATGATGATGATACCAATACTTTTAAAAGAGCATTATATTCACAATCTGGATTTAGACAAAATGATTTTTGGTATGAAGATCCATTTATACCAGCATTTGAATTATATTTTGATGAAAACTCTCCATTTTTCGCAACTAGTGATATAAAAAATAGTCTAATGTATTTTATAAATCATTATGGAAATGGTATTGATTCAATAGGATATGAAAATAGGGGCAATCTTTGGACAGAATTTAGAAATGTCTTCTTTAAAATATTTGAAAGAGATTTAAAAGAAAATAGTAATAGAAATTTTTCTAACAAAGCATATTATATAACTAAAATCAAAGGATTAGAAAAACTAAATAATAAATTTATCAATTATAATGGTAAAGAAGGTGAAACAGATAAAATAACAATAACTTTAAACGAAGATGTGTCAATGATATCTTGGTATTTATCTGAATTATATAATAATATAATTTATAGTTATAAAAATCAAAGATATATGTTTCCAGAAAATTTGATAAGATTTGATATGACTATTAAAATAAATGATGTTAGAAATTTCACAAATCCTGAAAAAAATACTAGCACTATTGATCCTCAAAACGAAATTAAAAATAGCATAGCATCTAAATCTCAAATTGTATATACATTACACGATTGTAATTTTAATTTTGAACAAAGTAGAAATTATGAAGATGAAATGACAATTGGTGGATATGGTGCTGCAATATCCAACACGCCACAAACATTATCTTTTGATATTTATTATAAATCTGTAACTCGTTGGAGTGAATTTCCATTATTATATCCAGGCAATAGTAAAAATATCAATCCTTGGGAATTAGAATTTAAAGCTAGTGGTAAACAAGAATATTATGGAAATTTAGATAAATTAAAATCAGAACCTCCTGAAAATAAAGGGTATTTAAATCAATTATTGGGTAAGGCTACACAAACTGTTGTTAATCAAGGACTAAATTATATGGACAGTTTAGAAAAAAAATTAAGAGATGTTAGAGGAAGTACAGTAAATAATCTTTTAACACAATTCAGAAATTCGACAGGGCTTAATAAAATAGAGCCAGATAACATATATACACCAAATTTTAATGATAGAACAAGTCTAGCAAATTTCGGAAAAACTGTTGGCTCTGGATTATTAACTGATTTAGAAAACACAACAAGGGACGCTTTAAATTTTTAAAAATAAAATAATAAATAATGGAACTCGCAAGAGATTTTTACGTTGGTATAGTTGAAGATAATAAAGACCCTAATAGAAAAGGTAGAATTAAAGTAAGAGTTCAAACACTCTATCATAACATATCTCTTGATGATATACCATATTCTTATCCTTGGGGAGGAATTGCTGGAAAAGACTTCCAAGTGCCAGCGATAGGAAAACTAGTAAATATACTTTTCTTATCTGATGATTTATATTCACCATACTATATATATTCTGAAAATTATAATATAAATTTACAAAATAAACTTAAAGATTTAAGCGAAGATGAATATACAGATTTTATAGCCTTATTGATTGATGAAAGAACAAATTTATTTGTAGATAGTAAGGAATTAACCATAGATCATTTATATAATAAAATAACTATAAATAATAACTCAGTTAATTTAGAATTAAAAGATAATACTCAAAAATTAAATCTTGGAACAAAAGATTCAGATCAAGATGCGGTATTAGGTACTAGATTTTTTGATTGGATGGATAAATTTATTTCAGAACTACTTAAACCTGGATCCTTAATTGATAGTAATGGTACACCAGTTATGAAACCAAAACTTCAAATGTTATGTAAAGAATATCAAAAAACTAGAGCAAGTCAAAAAAGTTTTACATCTAATAATGTAAAAATTGCTGATAATGGAAGTATTCAAAAACTAGAAAGATCTCCAGCAACAGTCAATACTAAAAATGATTCAGATTTAGTAATACCGCCAGATGTAAATCCAGCAAATAAAAAAGCATTAGATGACGCAATAAAAAATTCTAATGATAGAGCTTGTAATACATTAAAAGATGCGGCACCTACTAGTTTTATTGCGTCTGATACAGAGATGATACTACCTTTAGTTGGAACAAGAATATCTAGCAGATTTGGTTTAAGAAAAGATCCAACAAATCCATCAAAAACACAAGGACATGGTGGTATTGATATTGTATCTCAAATTGGAACACCAATTGTAAGTCCAGCAGATGGCGAAGTTATAGCAAGCGGATTTGACTCTAAATATGGTGGTGGAAATTTTTTAAGAATAAGACACATCAACAATTTTATAACTGGATATGCACATTTAAGTACTGGATTAGTATCTAAAGGTGATACCGTTAAACAAGGACAAAAAATAGCATTAGTTGGAAATTCTGGTGCTCATACTACAGGATCTCATTTACATTTTACAGTAACAACACCAAATAATGAAAAAATAGATCCTGAAGATTATTTTACTTGGCCAAGTTCAGAACAAGTTGATAATTCTAAGAAATATCAAGGACAGGAATATAAATCACCAGAAGAAAGTAAATGTAAAGATACAGCAACAGAAACAGAAAAAGATCCAAATACAGATGGTTCACCATTATCATCTGAATTTGATAATGCAACGTTTACAGATATGACAATTAAAGTTATAGAAAAATTAGAAGGTGGATATTTTCATCCTGATATGTTATTAGACGGAAGAGTAAAAGATAAAAGGTATAAAGGTTCTGGTGAAACTATGTTTGGAATAGATAGAAAAACAGGTGGAAAAATAAATACATCCACAGCAGGTATAAAATTCTGGAGTCTTATTGATAGACAAAATGCCAGGAAAACATGGAAATGGAATTATTTTGGTGGAAATTTAAAAAGTACACTATTACCACTTGCAGCTGAAATGATGAAGCCACAATATGATGATTATTCTAATAGGTATTTATCAAAAAAGTCATTAGAAATTGTAAATAGTGATAATAAATTATTATTTAATTTTATTTATGCTACTTGGAATGGTTCAGGGTGGTTTAGAAAATTTTCGATCCCATTCAATGATGCTGTTGAAAACGGTATAACAGATATTAGACAATTACGGAAAATAGTATTAGACACAAGAAAGAATGATAAAAATAGTTTAATAGCACAAACTGGCAATAAAATTGAAAAATTATTTGATACAAATTTTACTTAAAAACTTTTTCATATATTTTTAATATATCATAAAAAAATCTTCATGAATCTGTTTAAAAATAAAAACATTTTAATCATAGGTGATGTTATGTTAGATTCGTATCTATTTGGTAACGTTGAAAGGATTTCACCTGAAGCACCAGTTCCAATTATAGATATAACAGAAAAGCAATATAAATTAGGTGGAGCAGCTAATGTCGCAGCAAACATAAAAAATTTAGGTGGAACCCCAATATTATGTTCCATTATAGGTAAAGATCAAAATGGTGAAATTTTTTTATCATTATTAAAAAAAATTGGAATTTCAACCGATAATATTTATCAATCTTCTAATAGAATTACAACTAATAAGATTAGAATAATTGGAAATAATCACCAAATGTTAAGAATTGATGAAGAAATTAAAACAGATATATTATATAAAGATCAATGTAATTTTTTAATTATTATAAATAAAATTTTTTCTAATTATAAAATCAATTGCGTATTATTTCAAGATTATGATAAAGGAGTATTAAATCAGTATATTATTGATGTTGTAACTCAACTTGCAATATCATCAAATATTTCAATTGTTGTAGACCCAAAAAAGAAAAATTTTAATTACTATAAAAATATAACTTTATTCAAACCAAATTTTAAAGAATTTAGAGAAAGTATAAATATAACAAATAATAACAAATTACAATTACTAGAATTAGGATCGAAAGAATTACACAATAAAGGAATTGAAATTATATTTATAACTCTTTCTGAGAATGGTATTTTTATCTCATATAAAAAAAATAATGATATAATAAACAAAATAATACCTGCTGATGCAAGAAATGTTGTAGATGTATCAGGTGCTGGTGATACCGTAATATCTGTCACATCTATGTTATTAAATGACGTTGATATTGAAGAAATTGCAAAAATTTCAAATATAGCTGGAGGTATTGTGTGTGAAGAAGTTGGTGTTATACCTATTAATAAAGAAAAATTATTAAAAGAATATTATGATTCAAAAAATTAAAAAAGAAATTGAAAATAATTTAGAGTCTAATTATTCAGATCGTTCTGAAATAATATACAATCTATCTAAGTTATTAGATAATCAGCAAAATCAACGAAATCTTTATGGTTATAAAATTGATTGTGATGATTCAGAAGATAAACATAAAAATAATATTGACATATTTATACAACTTAATCGTTCTGGTGGTACACATCATTTAAATATTATTTATTTTGGAAACAAAGCACGAAAATTAAGAGAATTAAGAAAGAAAAAATTGGAACAAGTATATGGAACAACATAAAAGAGGTGGAAAAATTTCATCTACAAATGAAGATGATTACAATGACGAAATAAATCCAATTGAGGATATAATTGATTTACTTAACAATTGTAGATTAAATTATTATAAACTATATAAGAAAAATTATAAAGTTGCATCTATTAGATTAAGACAAGATTTAGAAATTGTTATACAAACAGCAAAACAATTAAAAAGAGATGCACTTACATATAGAAAATATATAGAATCAAAAAAAGATTCAAGTGAAGGAATTGATTAAATATTTACCGTATAACTATCAACTTTAGAAAATAAACAATCACAAAAAGTTATAGATGAATTACCATTATCTTCCTTCCAAGTTTCTATATCATAAAATTTATTATGTCCAACAATTTGATGAAAATTGTCTAAATAATCAGCAACAAGTTCTCTATGATCAGCCCAAAGTGGCCCACCATATAATTTAGAACCTTTTCTATAATATGAAATTTCACTTAAAGCATATCTTCCAATCATATCTGTTCCTGCCTTATTTAAAATGTCACCAATATTACTCATATCATTCTTTAATCCAATCTTAGATAAGTATTGAATATGCTCTTTAACCCAACTATTAGTCACACCAGCATGAGAAAATAAATAATTCTTTTTCTGATAGGCAAATTGTAAAAAATTCTTATTATCTTGAAACATTTCTCTAACCTCTGATAAATATTTTTTAGACAATCTATTAGTTGCGCCTAAAGGATAAAATAAATATTGAAAATCATGGTTACCAATTAACAAAGTAACGTTATTTGAATTACCTTTTTTAAAATCTAATAATTGATAAAAATTTTCCACACTATCTTCCTCGTCAATACCTTCTTCCTTATAAGAATCAAGATAATCACCTAAAAAGATATAATGTGAGCCTGGATTATCTGTAACAATATCCTTCCAAGTTTCTCTACCATGTATATCACCAATTGCTGTTATTTTCATATTTTTATTTAAACATTTGTTGTAAATGTATATATAAAAATTGATATACCAAAATAATTAACAAAATGTCAGATTTAATTGATAAAATAAGTAATTTTAAAAATGTAAAAATAGTAAATATTCCAAGATTTGTTAGATATTATATAAATGAAGGAATGATTAACTCTGAATTTTTATCTGTTTATAATTTCAATGGGTCAACAATTGAATATATTCGATCAAATGAATATAAATCAATATTCTATATTTATCAAATAGAAGAAAATAATGCCAGATGGATTGAATTAGATACAGAAATAGAATTAAGGAGAAAATTAAGGAGAAAATTAAGGAAAGAAAAACTAAAAAAATTAGAAAAAATATGAATTATTTCGCATATGGCAGTAACATGGACGAGAAAAGGATGATGGAAAGAGGTGTCTTTTTTACATCAAAAGAAAAAGGCACACTTAAAGGTTTTAGGTTTATTATAAATAAAAAATCACAAAAAAATCCAAATATTGGATTTGCTAACATTATAAGAGATGATAATTCTGAAGTAGAAGGTATAATTTATGAAGTATCACAAGAAGATATATTCAAATTGGATAAATTTGAAGGCCATCCAAAACATTACAAAAGAGAAACATATATAATAAATAACAAAGAATGTATTGTTTATATTTCAAATAATATATGGACATCTACAAATGAATTAGAATCAACAGAGGAATATAAAAATCATATTTTAGAAGGTAAAGATTTTCTAAGTGAAAAATATTATAATAAATTATTAGAAATTAAAACGATATGATAGAGACATTTGATAAAATAGGGATATGTGTCAAATTAAATAATATTAATTTTAATATCAATAGAATAGTTATTGAAAATACTTACACACCGCCTATTAATAATCATTGGCCTAATCATTTTCTTCTTCAATCAAGAAATGAAATAAAAATAATTGCAGAAACTTCTAATAATAATTATATAGCATTGGAAAAATGGCTTGAATTAAGTAAAAATTATAAAAAAGATATAAATTCTAACGGTTTTTTTATTGGTGGTATATTTCCTATAGATTATACCTTTAACCAATATAATATAAAAGTAACTTTTTCTGCTGATTATATGAATGGAGATTTTAATTCGTTTAAATTAAAGCAATTGAGAAAAGAAAAATTAAAAAAACTAAACAAAATATGTCAAAATAATGAAATCAAAAATTAACATTGGTGATAAATTAATCTGCATAGAAAATAAAATTAATGATATTTTTATACATTTCACAATAGGAAAGCAATACGAAATAACATTCATAAGTAATGATGCTATTCAAGTTAAAAATGATTATTTATATAATAATATTTTTTTAATATCTGAATATAGTTGTGCGGCAAATTTATGGAATTTTTTTTCAAATGATTTAAAAGAAGTAAGAAAATTAAAATTAAAAAAATTAAACGAAATATGTCAAAAATCTTCATAATAAGTAATACAAATTTCAACATATCAAAAAATCTTTCTTCAAAAGAATGGTTAAAAAACATAGACTACTATTTCTACAATGAATTTATACCTTATTTGACTATTAATGCTGGTCCAAATGATGTATTAATTCATTTAGGTAATCTACTATATAAAACAAAAACAATTGACCTAACAGTCTTAAAATTAATTCAGGATTTATTTGAAAAAATATCAAAAATACTTCCAATTTATATTATAGAAGGAGAAAATGATACTCTTTCATTAAATATTCTTAAAAACATTGAAAATATTGAAATTGTTAGAGAACCTAAAAAAATAGAAATTCTTTTAGAAGAGAGTTTTGTTATACTACCAAGAAACACTCAAATGGAGGACCTTGATAAGTTTGAATCTAATTATTGTTTTTTTAATTTTGATTATATCAACTCACCTAAAAAAGATGTTATTGTCAACAAACTAAAAATATATAAAAAATGTTACAATGGATTTTTTGATAAAAATGGCGTAACAGCAAACATAAAAAATTTAGGTTCACCATATAATATTGATGGTGATGACAAAAAAGGATTTATTGTATTAGATATTTATACAGATAAAGATAAATTTATACAAAACAAATTAAGTCCAAATTTTAAAAAGATAAATATTGAAACTGAATCTGATTTAATTATTCCAGTTGAAACTTTCATCAATAATTATATCAGTTTAAATATAAATAAACAATTATTAATAGACAATAAATTAAAAATAGAGATGTTAATATCTGAACATGATATTGTTAATATTAGTTATACTGATAATGAAATATTAAAAGATAAAGAAGACATTTTAGATTTAAATGAATCTTCACTATCATTAAACGAAATGGTGATTGATTATATAAACCAATCACCATCTGAAAATAAAATTAGAATTTTACAAGAATTTAAGAATATTGTAGAATTAAATATGAAATAAATATCCCATAAAAATTTCTTGTCATTTTTATAAACACCAGATTATATACAATAACATAATAACAAAATATAATATTAGCCAAAAATTAATACTTTTAGTAAATTGTATATGTATAATATTTAAATCTTTATCTAATTTATTTTTCATAATTAATTATTTTAAATAAAAAGTAAAAGAAAATTCCAAAATTTTGGATCTTGATGAATTGGTGTCGGTAATTGTTGACTCTGTTTTTTTATTTTTAAATCTTCTGGTAAAAAATCACCAAATTCTCTAATCATATTTATTTTAGCCATAATATGATGATTTTTACTTACATCAAAATCTTTTGCAAGTACATTCCAAGCAGAGCCCTTTGTCATACCTTTATTAACTATACTCACTTTTGTCCAATCTTTTACACCAATTTTTGCAGCATTAAACATTTCTAATAATTGCTCACTTGTAATTATTAGAGCAATTTTTTTGGCATCGTTTCTATTCATCTTTTTTAAATTGAAATCCTATTTTTTGTGTATTAATATCATTATCAATCAATTGTTTACTGCCAGATTTTTCTTCATAAATTTCAGCAAGTGATTTTGGGTCTGTATATTCTTTGTTCAATCCTATATGCTTAGATAACTTAGTTGCTTGTTTTGCAGTAAGTTTCTTAAATTTATAATCTACCATTAATCTTCCTTTTCTTAGAAGCGCCTCATCTATAACTTTTTTATTTATGTTAAATGTTGCAATAATTTGCATATCCATATGGTCATTTAATAATCCATCACTAATATTTAAAATATTACTAACAGCTTGATTTCTTTCTTCATCAGAAGAAGTTAAAATCATTTCAGCATCTTCTAATAAAAGAATAGAATTTCTAAATTTAGAAATAAATGAAATTAATTCAGGATTTGCAATATCAAACATTAAATATGATGGAACATAAATAATAGTTTTATCTTCTGACAGCTCTGATACTAACTTTCTCAAAATCATAGTATTATGACTTAATATTCCATTTGTATAATATTTACAATTATCATCTCCTAATTCAAAATCATACATTTCTTTTTCATATTTCAAATCTACAACATCTATCACACTTTCAACACCATCATTTGTTTTTATTCTATCACCAGGTTTCAAGTTTTTAACAAAAATTTCATCACCAGATTCTAAAAAAACAATATGAAAATCTGCACATTTTAATTCTTTATTCTCTAATACTAAATTATACATTTCATAAGGAATAGTTTTATGTAATGCTATTACATCTTTAAATCCTTCATCAGTTAATATTTCATAATCTGAAATATTTTTAGAACTTATAAATTTTTTATCCATTCTATACATTTATTTTTTATTTTTTCTTTACTTTTTTTATAATCATTTTCCCATACAATTAAAACTTGATATCCCTTTTCTTCAATTAATTTTATTCTTTCAGAATCTCTTTTCCAAATATCTTCAACTGTATAATGTTTATATTTACTCCCAATTATAATATCTTTATTATAAAATTCTGGATTACCATGATAATAATTTCCATAGAATTCTATAATTTTATCACCACACATAAAATCAACATAAAAACAAAAATATTTTCCATCGTTGTCATAAAATTGAACAACTTTTTCATTTTTACCATAATAACATTTTTCAATTAAATATTTTTCAATCTCAATAAATAATTCCATTGATATTTTTGAATATTTATTAAATCCACTGTTTCTTTTTGCAGTTTTTATTTTATTTATTCTATCAATATAAAATGTTTCTCCAAATTTTTCAATCAATGCTTCTTTAGTGTTACCATATCTTATAGATTCTATATTTTTATTATATTTTTCAATACCATGTTTTTCTATGAATTGTTCCTTATTTAAACCTCTTTTTTTATCAAGTTCATCTTTATCATTATTTTCATTTAATGTTTTTTGCCATTTATCTTGTCTTTCCTGATATTTTATTTTTCCAATCTCTTCACCATATTTAGAAATACATTTTTCTAAAGTAAATGTTGTTTGTCTTTCTTTTAATTTTATTTTAGCATCTTCAAAATCATATCCTTTATTTAACCAATAACTCAATCTAGTCGTTTGTGACTTTGTTTTATGGTTAACTTTAGACGCATTCAATTTTTGAATTTCACTTATTTTTTCTTTTGCTTCAATTTCAGTTGATCCCTTTCTTATCCAAAATTCTACACAATACCTATTTGTTCTACTTTTCAAATCCTTAATTTTTTCATGAGCATCTTTTTCACTCATTCCTTTTTTTATCCAATGTTCTACATCAAAATAACTCATAGTATTTTTATTCTATATATAAAAATATTAAGGCTGGAACAGGCAAAACACTATAATAATTTTTCAAAATCATGAATACTTATATTTTCTATTTCACCAGTTATTTTATTTCTCAATGTGACAATAGTACTATCATCAACACATTTACCACAACCTGGTTCACCATGAAACAAAAATAATCCATGTTTATTATTTCTCAATTTATCAACAATATTTTGATATTTTTCAACAAAAGATTCACCATAATTCAATTCTATTGGAACATCAAACTCTTTTATATTTGCGGCTCTAAGTTCATAACCCATTGTTGATGATGATATAATAAAAAATGTTTTATTAATTGATGGCTGATATATAATATTTCTAATATCTTCCATCAGTTTCTCCGCATGATCAAACGCGTCTGAATCAAAATGTATTATTAATTCTGATATTTTATTTTTTTGATCTTCCTCTGTTTCATATATTCTACTATCAACAACTTTTTCTTCATCATAAAATTGAAATATTAATTTATATGGTTTATCAACTGTAATAATATATTTATAAGTTTTTTCAAGTCTATTCTTAACATCAGAATGAATATCACAATATACAATAGTGTTTTCTGGTTTTACACTATAATTATCTTTTAAATATTTCCAAAAATCAATTGAAAATATTTGATCATTTATTACATATCTATTTACAGTTTTACCAAACTCAGAAAAGGCATATATATCTTCTCTTCTATCTAGTGTTTGATCAGAAATCACAAAAGGTTGTTTTACAACTACTTTATCATTCATTATTTTATATTATTTTTATATCTTTCTTCAATAAAAGAATAATCCACTATTCTTTGTTCAATATCAGAGAATGAATTCATTTGGGTTGTCATCATTGGATTTACCATAAGACAAATTCCCTTTGTTTGAATATTCTTAGCAAGATAAACATCAAGTATATCATCAAAATCTTTTATAATTTTAATTCCATCATATCTATTTATAAAAGAATCATATATAAGATTACTATATGCCATTGAATGAACTGCAAAGGCATTTTTCAATAAGATTAAATTTGGCTTAAATTTAATTAATTTTTCATGTGTATTTGCACCTAAATAAAAGAGATGCCATTTTATACCTTGTGTTTGTGTAATAGAAGTTTGTAATACTTTTTGAGGATCATCTACAATAAATTCGAAATCATCCTCAAAAACTAAAACATTTTTTAATTTTTTTTCTTTCGCCATTTTTATAATAACGAGATTAGATTTTATAATACCAACTCTTCCGTCAGATTCTTTTATTGCAGAAAATCTTTTAACTCTATCTAAAATATCAGCTTTTTTAAATTCATTTTGTGCATGTTCCCATCTATCAGTTCTAGAATCCAAATTGATGCAATATATTTCATCGAAATAATCGAACGAATTACTCATATTTCTTGTTTATTTTTAATAATATATCAATTAATTTTTTGATAGTTTATTTTAATATATACGATATGATACATATTAAATTATTTGAAAAATATATTAAAGAATCTAAAGTATATCATCTAAATGATGTTATAAATTATTTTGCAAAAATTTATAATAAAGAAAAAGGTTATTTAAATAAATCTGTATATATTAATAACAATATAGGAACAGGTAAATATATTTCTATTGCAGAAAATCCTGTCGATAACTTCGGCTATACTATTGTCGGTGACTTACAATTAGAAAAATTTATAAGAAACGCTAAAGGTGATGGAGATAGTAGTTCGTTATACATGAGAGCACTAACAGATAAAGTTAATGAAAAATATGGTAATAGTGAAGTTATCAATGTTGCTATTGATGGTAATACCAAATTAGATATATCAAAAAATACTGGTGCGTATGGGAGCAAAATGTTTAATCCAATTGATGATAAACAAATTGTAAGAATGATGGATAAAGAAACAATTATTAATGAAGACACTTTAATTGTTGATAGAAACGGAAAAATTAAAACAAGTACAAAAGGCGACAGTTGGACAATACAATACAAAGAAAGTAATGATTATATATTTACTCAATTTCATTCTGGTTGGAATGTAATAATGAAAGAAAATGATTTTATTAGTAAATTTATGAAAGATTCAGAATTTCTACTATATGTAAATAAATATAATATTTAAGATATAATAAAAAAATACAATTTATATGAAATATTTAAAAACATTTGAATCAGAAAACATTAAGGAAAGTGAACAATGTTTTGTTTTCCTTCAAGGAAATGATGCCAATATAGAGCATTACTATGATTTGGTTCGTGAAAGTAAAAATGACAATTTAATACTTTATCCTGAAAGAGCAATGACATTTGCGGATACTGTTGATTATAGACGTTATGTTAAATCAGTAGTTACTGAAAATCCGTTTATTATATCTTGTTATCCAAGAGAGGATGTATGGATATTACAAGATGATGAATGGATTCATCCAGATCCACAAACATATGGTGCTAGTGTAAATTTGATAACATCATCAATTTTACAATATCACAACACCATACCAACTTCTGTGATGGGTGGTGGTAAATTTAAAGATAGAGTTAAAAAATTAAAAAATTATAATCGGGATTAAAAAAATATTAAATAATATATAATGAAATACTTGAAAAAATACGAAGATATATTTGACGAACATAAAAAAGGTAGAGAAGATGCTTTAAAATTTAATAAAGAAAATAATATAATTGAAGGATATTATATTGTATTAGACTTTAAAGAAAATTATTGGAGAATTGGTTACCCTACTTCAACAAAAAATTTAAGAGATTTTATTAACAATAATATAGGGCAAATATGTGAAATTTTTGAACCTAATCCAGATACATTTAACATTAAATATGAAAACATTCCAAACGAAATTAAAAATTCATTTTTTGGAAATAAATTTACCATAAATAGAAATTATATCGGCCGATCAATAGATATAGTAGATATAGATAAAAACAGGTCTAAACTTGAATATATATTTACATCAAAGAAATACAACATATGAAATACTTGAAAAAATACGAAAATTCAAAAAAAGATGAACCAAAATTCAAAGAAGGCGACGATGTTATCTGTATAGATAACGAAGGCTCATGCTTAACTGAAGAAATGAGATACTTAGTGAAAAAAATATTCAAAAATAAAGATGGTTATTATGTTTGTAAAATAAATGGTAAATCACTTGGAGAAAAATTAGGAACATTTTCATGTGATAGATTTATATCAGAAATTAGATACAATACACAAAAATATAATATATGAAACATATTAAACTATTTGAAACATTTTCTGATGGAATATATAATATTGAGGATATTTATTCTTGGTGGATTGATATTATGGTAACTGAAGATGAAGAATATTATATTATAGATTTGGAAGATGAATATTTAACCAACAAAATATTTCAATTGAATAGTGGATTAAGAGGTAAGACTGTAAATTTTTATTGTGAAAATCATAAAAAGCATGATCAATTAAAAATAGCAAGTGTTGAATATAACGAAACATATGGTAAATTAATATTTAAATGTGAATCTAAACCAAATAACACCGTTCATGTAGTAGATATAACAAAACCAATTAAAATTTCAAAATTACACACAGAAATAGATAAATATAACTTATAAAAATGAAGTACATTAAAAAATTTGAAAGTCAAGATAAACCAAAATTTAATGTTGGTGATATTGTAATTGTAAGAAACACATCATCATTAAATGGTGTAAATTTTATTGTTAAAACAAAAGATAATAAACGGAAATACTATGATTTAATATCTTTGGATATAAACGGAAATATAATAAAAGGTATAGCATATAATAATTATCCAGAATCAGAATTAAGAAAATTAACACCTGAGGAATTAAAAAAATTAAAATTAATGAAAGATATAAATAAATATAACTTATGAAACATTTAAAACTTTACACACAATACATTAAAGAATCTATAACAACCGATGTTGATGGATTATTAGATAGTATAAATGATAAGAAAGGTGATTTTTTCACAATTCATTTATCTAATGATGATTACTTAAATAAGACTATTGAGTATCTATACGATGACGCAAAATTTAATAAGCAACTATTTAAACATCATTTGAAAAAAGGTGAAATGGAATCCACCATGGAAATTGAAAATTTCTTAAAAAAGGATATAGATATGAAATTCTTCTTTCTTTATAGTAGAGATGAATCAATATTAAGTAATCCTGATTTTTTAATTTTACAATATTATAAAGACAATAAATGGCATCCAATTGAAATTTACACAATCAAAGGTAAAGTAGAAGACTTCTATAAAAAATTAACAGCAAAAACAATCGAATTAACAGATAATAATATCACATATACATATGAAACATCAAACTCTGGAAATAACTGGTTATTAAAAGATAACGATAAAAAAACAGACAAATTTAAAGAAAATTTAAATACAGATAGTGTTAAAGAATTAATCCGATCTGGTATAAAATTAAAAATAATTGAATAGTGAAATATTTGAAAACATTTGAAAATAAAAAAACTGACGAATTTAGACAAAAAAAATAATTTCTTCTGAAATTTTTAATATTATTAGTGTTATTAATTTTAATGAAGATGAAGATGATAATGTAGATATTAATACCACAATATTAGCTTATAATAAACATAATAAAATAAAATCTATTAATAATCGCACTTTTTCAACTTTAAAAGAAGTATATGTTGAAATAGTAACACTTAAAAGAGGTATAGATCCGGCATATAGGGAAATAACAGAAGTATGCTCAATTGAACAAATGTTGCAAGTTTTAGAATATCTAAAAATTAATTATCCAGAAGAATATAAAAAATCTTTATTAATTAATAATATAGAAAAATATAATTTATAATGATAACAAAGTTTGATAAATTTTACGAATCAGTTGAAAATTTCTTTTATTATATACGTGAAAGAGTATTTCTTATTTGTGATATTGATTACTGCTCAGAAAGTGATATAACATTCGATATAAGATTTAATGATTTAGTAAAAAATGAAACACTTATAAAAATATTATTTCCATTTTATAATTACAATTATCACAGTAATGAAGATTTTGCAAAATATTTAACTTCTTTTGATAATAAAAAGATAAAAAAACTATTAAATAATAATCCAAAATTAAGAATTTTAGTACAAGACCCAGAATTATTTATTGACGTTTTAGGAATATTCAAACCAGACGATATACGTGTTAGTATAAAAAAATATAACATATAGAAATTGAATAAAAAATAATAATATATAGAAAT